GGAGGGGATCACGTCGGCGAGCGTCACAGCGTCTTCGCCTTCCGGGTACGGCATCTCCGGTTCCACACCCCACGCGTTCATGATGTGACCCACCCAACGAGCGAGCGCGGTACGGAACTTGCGGTCCTCACGCTTGAAGTTCTCGAACGCCTTCTCGATGCGGTCAGCTTTCTTCTCCGCCTGCTCGACCCGCTCAGTCAGCTGCGCGTTAGACCGCAGCACATCCTTGACGAACTGGCCCGGGTCTGCGGCGTACCGTGCGACAGCCTCCTGCTCTTCGTCGGACACTTCCGCGCGGCGTCGTGCGCGAGCACGGCGGACACCGAACACGGTCCCCCACGCCCCGAACAGGGCGATGATGATCCCGCCGGCAGTGGTGATGGCTGTGCGTATGGTTTCCGGATCGCTCACTCTGCCCCCTTCCGTGCCAGTCGTCGCGCGGCGCTCGCATCCGCCTCTTTCCGGCCGATCGTGGAGACGAGGTCCACGCACCGGATCAGGAGACCGATGACCGCGAGGTCGACGAGTGTGATGGTCAGCAGGGAGGACAGCGAACCAGAGTCGACGTAGAACCCGAGGACGATGCCGTAGACGATGAACCCGATGATGAGGACACCCTTGCCGACGAGTTCAGTCCAGTCGCGGCAGAACACGAGACCGATGGTGGCGAGAACAGCCCCGAGTCCCATCGTCGCGGCCCATGCGTACGGGAACCACTGCAGGGTGAAGTCCTCCACCACCTGTGAGCCGACGAACACAGCGACCGCCGCGAACACCAGCAGGTGCAGGTCCACGAGCGGCAGGAACACCTGGTAGATGGGTCGGAACCGTGGCGGCACCAACGGCATCGCATCGTGTGACCAGATCGTCTTCACGTGCGTCCCCCTTCGCCTGGTCAACTGACCTGGTCGGAGCCGTCAACGATCTGCGGCGGCGACACTTCACCAACCTGCTTCGCGGTCGCCTGACGAACCGCTGCCGCCTTCGGAACCGACCCAAGTCCGATCGTCGTCAGCCACTGGTTCACTGCCGGGATCGCCATCACCCGGGACAGGCCACCAGCAACCGCCGTCACGACAGCTGCTGCAGAGACGAGCCACAGGTACACCTTCCCGTCGACCGGCAGACCAGCCGCCGAGATGATCGTCGGCAGCACACCGGCGAACGCGATGAACGCTGGGATGCCAACCTGCACGACGGTGCGGAGGACTCTCTGCGCGCTAAACCAGATGGGCTCGACGGCGATTGCCTGCTTCTCGTGGTCACCCATCACTTGCCGCCCTTCTTGATGAACGTGCGGAGCTCCTGGATGGCGAGGGCCTGCAGCGACCAGCGGCCGTTCGGCTGCGCCTTGAGGAGCACGTTCTTGTCCGTGTAGGCGGTCGGGATGTCGCAGCTGGCGAACAGCACCTTCGCGTCAGCGAGGGACAGCTCGTGGAGCTCGTCGGTGGCGGAGAACACCTTGCGGAGCAGGTCCGCGTTCTTCGTCGAGCTGGAGTACGTGAGGGTGCCGAAGCCCACCTGGAAGTGGGCTCCGGTCTCCTTGATCTTGACTGCGGCGGTCATGTCGTCGTCCTCTCGAGGGATGGTGATGGTGGGGGGCTTGGGTGCCGGCTTCGCGAGGGTGAGCGCGTTGCTGACGGTGATCCCGGGGTACGGCGGGAAGTGCTCGGCGCGGGTCGCGCCTTCGATGTGCCAGGGCTCGCCGAAGTTGCGGCCAGTCCACGTGAAGCCGCGGAGCTCGGCTCGCTGCTGTGCCCAGGTGAACTCGGCGGACGTCAGCGCACGGTTCTTGCCGGCCGCGTCGGTGACACCCATGTCGATCGCGTTGCCGTGCAGCACCTCGTCGTGGCGTGACGTGTACGGGTACGCAGCCTTGGGGTAGCCGTTGCGAAGGTACGCGCTGTACAGCAGCGACTGTCGGCTGCGGCTGCGGCGTGCTTCGTTCGGGCTGAGTCGGTAGCCGAAGCGTGCCCAGAAGTCACGGACCAGCGACAGCCACTGCTGCGCGATCCGCTCCGAGTTGACGTACTGCATCTGTCCGCGGAGGTCGCCGTACGACGACTCCCCGATCGGGTACCAGGCCATTCCGGCCCTCCTTCAACGACGAAGAGCCGCCCCAGTAGGGACGGCTCGAGAGTGAGTGGGTCAGATGTGGATCGCTTCGACGACGAGCGTCTGACCGGATAACAGCGTCACGCCGGACGTCACCTGCACGGTGCAGCCCGTCGCCGTGCGTGCTGATGGCAGGCAGGACGCGGACACGCCAGTCAGCGGAATACCAGCAGACGAGTACACCGACGCCGTCACCAAGTAGTCGGCATCCACGAACGGTGCATCCCACACGATCGAGTACGCCTTCGTGCCGCCCAGAGCGAGAGCAGTCATGTTCGTGACCGTCTTCACCTGATGCGACTGGTTGCCGATCCGCTTCAACGTGGACGCTCGGGACTGCACGTACGCCGACCACAGGCCGACGATGAGCATGTCCGTGCGGACACCTTGGATGGATCCGTCGATCGGGCTGTAGATCACGAACTCGCGCAGACCGGCTGCGTCGAGGTCGTCCGCGATCGGACCCATCCCGACCGACGAGGGGTTGTCCTTGTACGCCCAGTTCTTCAACGTGATGTTGAGGAACTTCGTCATGTCGACCGCGTAGTCCGACCCGATGTTCTTCTTCGCACGAGTCGACGCGGCGATGCCGAAGTTGCCGTCAGCGTCCACGTACATCTGCACTGGCACGTTCGTGAGGATGTTCTGCCGAACCCCCGGCGACTGCACACTGTCAGTGAAGGCCCCCGACCGTCCAGTGACACCCAGCACAGCACGAACGAACAGGCCACTCACACCGGCGTACGCAGCAACGTACGCCCCAGTGACGTTGCCGCCAGCTGACACATCCCCCGAAGCGAACAGGCCACCGACGTTCAACCGAAGCCGGACAGCCTTCTCCAAGTTGCGGATACGCCGCTGCACGTCCCGGATCGGGCCGAGAATGCCAGTCCCGCTCTTCGTTGGGTCACCCACACGGGCCTCCTAGTTCGTCAACGCGTACAACTCGCCAGTTGTCACCGACACCCACCGGCCGTCCTGATCGCCCGACAGGTTCGTGATCCGCCGCCGGTACACGCCATCCGCAACGAACAAGTCGCCACGCAGCTTCACCAGGCAGTAGTCACCCTTGTTGAACTCACCGATGCGGGGCGACTGATCCGCCTGCACTTGGAAGTCCCAGAACTCGACCGGCTTCGAACCAGTACGGGCGCTTTCCCGCACGTAGCCGTCCAACTGGTACTGCTCATCCACGTTGCGGGATGCGTCCACGAGCTCGAGCAGCGGGAACCCTTGCGTGAGCAGGTTCGTGTTTGTGTACGTGGAGAACATGGTGGCGTCGGATGCGGACCCGCCCTGACCCCACGCGCGGCCCTGCAGCTTCGACCCGTCGACTTTCACGTTGAGGCCACGGATCGTCGTCTGACCGACCCCGTAATCCCATACATGCGTTGACAGGCCGGACAGTTGCGGCTGCGACGGGGTACCGACCCGCATCACCCACTCAACGAACCGAGGGTCGGTCTTGAACCGAGGCAGAAAGTCGATCTCAGGTCCGCCATCCACGGCCGTCAGGTCCCCGAGTGCATCACCGACGAGAGCCAAGTCAGCACCCTGGTACTCGCGCGTTTCTGTACCCGACACTTCCGTTGGCAACACGACGGGGACGGTGCCGTTCGTGTGCTGCTGAGCCTGTGCCACGAGTCGACGAGCGACCGTCGTCAACGACACGTTCTCGTAGTATGTCTCCACATCGAACGGCGTCTGTCCGGCCGCCAGGACCGGGATCAGCACGCGGTGGTCGAAGTAGGACCACATACCCGACGCGTTCAACGTCAGCGTGCCCGCATCCTTCGAGTAGTCCTGCACCCACACCGGACCCGCATTCAGGATCACACCGTTCTCAGCGACGCCGAGGAACGACTTCCCCACCGTCGCAACGTTCCGCAGGTTGAGACGGCGGATGTCAGGGTCGGTGAGAGGCACCGTGATGCTGACACTGCCGGCGCTGTTGATCCCCACATCCCAAGAGCCCTTGCTGACCTGCAGATGCGTGGAGATGCGGCCCGTGAGCAGGTCGCCGATGAACCAATCAGTCACCGGAGCGCCACCTAACCGATTGCGTACGAGATCGCGCCGAGGTAGATCGTGTCCGCAGTCCGGTCACTGCTCGCGCCGATCTGCACGGATCCATCTGTGGCGACCACGAACAGACCCGTGTAACCGTTGAACATTCCCGCCGGTGCCCGGAAGTACACGGATGGCCGGAAGCCGCTTGGCAGCGTTGTGATGTCCGTGTACCCGTTGAGGAACTGTCCGGACTTCAGCGAGATGTTGCCCTGGAAGTAGACGACCCCGTTCATGCGCCGGTAGGCGGCGTTCGTTGTCATCGAGCTCGGCACGCTCAGTGGGATCCAACCGGTGTCACCGTTGCTGACTGCTACCCAGGCACCACCGCGCATGTAAAACAGTTCATTGCCCTTGACGTAGCCGAGGGTTCCCTCGATGACATTCGCAACGTCAGCATTGAGCGCGGCGACCGACCGGTACCGAATCGGGGCACCGTTTAGCGCTGTCTGCTGCACTGTGTTACTGATGACCACACCGGACGCGTTCGTTGACGTGACACCCGCCGGGACCAGCACAGTGCCAAGCACCAGAGCCCCCGAAGGTGCCGCCGGAATCGTCGGCGACGCAGCGGCAGTGCCCGTCACTTTGTCCACGACAGGTGCGCTCGTGGCGTCGCCGCGTTCCGTGTCATTGTGCTTCAAGTAGACGACGTCGTAGCGGCTGTTCGCAGACGGAGCCGGGTCAAGCGGCACCGTCACATCGCCGACGTTCGACACGATCACCGCGCCATCAGACTTGCCCCGTGACAGCACCCAACTCGTGTCGCCCAGGAAGCGGACCGTCATCGACGACGTCGGCTGCAGAGCACCACTGTCACCAAACAGCTGCCCCGTACGGGTCGTGTTGTCGGCGTTGTGGATCACCCGAGCCGCATCCATCTGACGCGCATCAAGAGCGGTAGTTCCAGCAGTGGTCACAAGCCCGTTGGTCAACGCCATGCGCGTCTCCTATCCAAGATCAAACGAAAGCGGGAGCCGTCGACACCGTTAGCGTCGGGCTCCCAGAGACAGCACCAATAGGCAGGAACTGGACCTCGCCAGCACGTTTCGGCGGGACCGTCCACCAGTCCGACGCCGTCAAGAAACCAGTCACATCGGAACCGGAGATCGTCACGCGGCCCGTACGCGGGTTCAACCGCACCGTCTCCGACGCAGCAACCGGACGCTCGAACCGGACACGCTGACCAGTCGGCACCCACACCAACTCAAACCCGCCGGCAAGACCACCAGTGACGTCGAGCATCGAAACGGTCTCCGCCGTACCAGGGTTCGCCGCAGCAGCACGCCCCGTCGAACCAGGCGTACCCCAGTCGAAGAACTTCCCAGTCGGCTGCACTGCCTGCGGCTGGTACGTGCCATCACCGTTGCCTGTCAGGCCAGTCGTTAGGTAGAACCCTGGATTGTTCGGGTCGCGCACGTAGTACGTCGCCGGGTACAAGCCCTGCGACGGTGCAGTACCCGACACCACACCCAGCGGCCACACCAGACCGGACGACGGCACAGCAACACCAGTCGACGCGAGCACCCGTGTTCCGTAACGGAACGGGTCAGCTGAGATCACATCGAACGAGAACTTGAAGTACGGCTGGTACAGGCCGTCATCCATCTTCGGCGACGTGGACACGCCAACGTTCACCCAGCGGGTGTCGATCGGATCAGTGACGGTGAACACCGCCTCCTGCCCGTCCGCCATCAGCCCAGCCAAGGTGTCTCGAGCCGCGTACGCTTCAGCCAACGTGTCGCCCGACCAGGAACCCTCCACCGAAACCACCCGAGGGTCCCGGTAGATGGTCCCCGGCCGGAACGACCCGTTCGCCTGCGGCCGGGTGTCCGCCTCATACCGTGTCGGAGCGGCGTCATACCAGCCGACAAGCTTCGCCAACGCGAAACCCTTCACCGCCTGATCGTCAAACGTCACCCCACTGAACGTGACCGTCGTCATGACACCATCCCTGCGAGCTCGCGAGCGGCCTCCCGCCCAAGGACGGTCAGCATCGTGTTCGGGTCAACGTGCTGCATCGGCTGAATGTGGTTGTGCTGCTCGTAGGTGTTGCCACCAACAGGCTGCGCGGCCGGCCGGTACGAATCCATGTAGCGGACAGAACCGCCACGGTTCATCGCATCCAAAGCAGCCCGGTTCCGTGCAGTCGCAGCAGCGTTCATCACGAACTCACGCCCGTGCACCACACCAGCGACCTCATCAGTTCCGAAATCACCCGTGTACCCACCAGACGCATACCCGGGCACCCGCAGGTACTTGCCGAGCATCTTCTGCAACGCCTTCGACTGCCGGTCAATGGACTTCGCGATCGTCGCCGCGTTCTTGTTCGCCGCGGACAACGACTTCTCAGCCGTGTCGATCAGCTTCCCGAAGTTCGCGTCCGCAACCTGATTGCCGATCTTCGTCGAAGTGGACTGCATCGCCTGGTACTGCTTGTTCACAGCAGCCAGGCCGGCCTTATTCATCGACGCGAGACTGCGCGCCAACGGCAGCCCCTGATCCACACCAAGCGACGCGATCTCGTTCAGCAGAGCAGGAGCAAGCCCCTTCTTCTGCAACGAAGCCAGCAACGCCTGGAACTGCTTCAGCTTCCCCGCACGCTGCGTCAAACCACGCAGCAGCGACGAACCAGACCGGTAATCGCCGTACGAAACGTCCGACAGTTTGCCCTTCACCGCTGACGCCATCGACGTCGACGAATCACGCAACCCATCCAAACGGTCCGACGCCTTCTTCACCGCGTCAGCAGCCTTCGTCGACTGCTTCTCGAGACCGAGGAACGCACGCTCGTTCTTGTCCGCAGCCCGCAGGAACGACCGCCGCTGAGCAGCCGAATACTTCGACGAGTCCTGCCCCATCTGGAACAGGTTCTGCGTACCCGACTGCACATCGAACTCACCGTTACGAACGGACGTGCGGAACGACAACCGGTCGCCGAGATCCGCACCAGTCGGAGCCGCCTTCGCACGAGCCAACGCAGCATCAGCACGCTGAGTCGCAGCCTTCGCCGCACGCGTCTCCGCCTGCGCCTGCAACAGCCGCTGACGGTTCGCAGCCGTCTTCGACTTGTTGAACTCGCTCTGAGCCCGACGCTGCGCAACCTGCGCCGCCTTGAACCGGTTCTTCGCCCGCTTCGCATCCGTCGTCTCGCGAGACACGAAACCACCCGAAGCGAACATGCCCGCGTTGAGACGGTCAAACGTGTGCCGGCCGTACTTCTGCACCGACGCCGCACGGATCACGTACTCACCGTTCGACAGGTACGCCGGAATCGAATCCGACGTCGCAGTCCCCGCACCATACACAGGACCACCAGCCGCCTTGTACGCAGCGCCAGCAGCACCACGAGACGCGCCCGCCTTCACGGACTCTTCAACCTTCCGGTTAACAGTCGTGACCGTCAGAGTCCTCGACTGTAACGCGTTCAACGACCGCAGCACAGCGTTCAGGTTCGCCTGAGCAGCAGCCACCTCAGCACGCACCTCAGTGCGCTTCGACGGCGGCACCGAAGCCAGCTTCTGCTTCGTCGCTTCCAGCTTCTGCAGGGCATCCTGAACCTCGCCCTGCACCTTCAGGATGCGCTTCTTCGTCGCAAGCTCAGCAGCACGCTCAACAGCCTTCGCCGAGTCAACAACCCCCGACGCGCCTTCCTGACTAAACAGGGTCTTCACGTTCGCCGGCACCAGCTTCAACTGGTCAGCCATCTTCGCCGCTTCCTCACCGGAAACGCCGAACGCCTGAGCGGCCTGAATGTACGCATCCCGAGTGGTCTGCATCTTCGCCGCAGCATCCGCCTGCGTGCCGCCGTTCTCCGCGATAGCAGCCGTAGCCGCAATACCGTCCTGGGCGATCTGACGGAGAGCAGCAGCGTTCGCGCGACCCTTGTCAGAGTTCAGGTCCAGCGTGCGACCGTTCTCCTTCAGCGAGCCAGTTGCGTCGTCGATAGCAGCCTGGAAGTCAGACTCCGTCTGCTCCACAGAAAGCTGCGTCGAACCGAAACTACGGATCTGGTCAGCCAGATCGCTGATGCTCTGGTTTGCTTCTGCAGCCGCACCAGTCAGGTCGGCAAGCTGCTCCTTCTGCTGCTGCGTGGACGTCGCAGCCAGCACAGTAGCCAGCTGACCCTTACCCTGCGCCAGATTCAACAGTTCCTGACCGTCAACGGTCTTCCCCTGCGCCGCAGCAAGCGCCTGAAGCTCATCCTTGTACGGCTTCATCTTGTTCAGCAGGTCCCGGGCAGTGTCGCTACCGCCGCCCATCTGCTTCAGCAGCTGGTTGAACCCCTTCGCCGCCGACGTGACATCTGTCGAAGCAGTACCAGCAAGTGTCTCACCCATCTGCTTGAACTGCGCCTCGAACCGGGTTGCAGTGTCAGACACATGCGTCATCCCGAACGTCAGACCGTCGAAGAACTTTCCGAACCCAACCGAGCGTTCGTTGCCTGCACCCGAAATAGCATCAAGGGCTTTCTTCGCGGACGTCGCCTTGTCGTTGATGATGTCGAACGCGCCGCCACCACCAGTGAACTGCTGGTTCAGTGCCTTACCGTTGTTCGCCGTCATCGCAGCGTTCAGACGGTTGATCTCACCCTCAGTGAGCGACGCTTCCTTGCCGATTCCCGAGAAGCCGGAGATGACTGCGGCGATACCAACAGCAATGCCGGCACCCTTGCCGAAGCCCTTCGCGACACGGCCAACCGTGAGGTTCATCTGCTGCATCGCCGCTCGAGCAGCCTGCACCTTCGGGACCATCGTCAGGAACCCGCCACCCGCCAGAGCGGTAGCGGCGACAACAGCGGTCAGGCCGAGAGTGAGACCCTGCACTGCGCCGGGAGCGTTAGAGTACGCCGACACGAGACCCGTGACGGACTGCACCATCTCACGAAGCACACTGTTCGACGCGGAACCGGTCTTGATCAGACCCGACTCGAACGCCGCGCCAAGCTTCTTGACGTCACCGTTCAGGTTGTCCGTCTTGCCCGCAGCCTGCTCAGCAGCGAACCCGGCCTCGTTGACCGAATTGATCCACGTGCGGTTTTTGTCCGCCCCGTCTTTGAGTAGGATGTTCGCGGCACGGATCGCGTCGGATCCGAAGATGATGCCCAGCGCTGAGTCGCGAGACGCCGAGTCGACACCCTTGAATCCGGCGGCAAGCTGACCTGCGAGACCGGTGATGCCGACGAAGTTGCCCTGCGCGTCGTACGCCTCAATGTTGTACTGCTTCATCGCCGCAGCGGCCTGCTTCGATGGGGTAGCCAACTGCAGCAGCATCGACTTGAAGCTCGTGCCAGCGTCAGAGCCCAGCAGACCGTTCGACGCGAACTCAGCCAGCGTGCCGACAGTCTCATCGATCGACAGTCCGAACTGGTTCGCGACCAGACCGGACTGCTGCAGAGCCTGCCCCAGTTCCTCCACACCACCGAGCGACTTGTCCGCCGCAGCAGCAAGCAGGTCAGCAACGTGCGGCACATCCTTACCGGACAGACCGAACTGCGTCAGAGCAGCAGACGCGATTTCCGTAGCCCGAGCCACATCAATCTGGCCGGCAGCGGCAAGGTTCAGTGCACCCTTTAGGCCGCCACCGAGGATGTCCTTCACGGACACACCAGCCTTGACGAGCTCCGTTTCCGCCTGCGCCACCTCAGTGGCAGAGAACCCGATGCTCTGACCCATCGTCAACGCCGCATTCCGCAGCAGATCCATGTCGCCAGCTGTAGCGTGCGACAGGGACTGCACCTGCGACATCTGCGCGTCGAAGTCAGCGAACGACTTCACCGCAAGAGCGACACCAGCAGCAGCCGCAGCACCGATACCGAGCAGGCCGTTACCGACCTTCTCAAACGCTGCACCCTGCGCCTGCAGGTTCTGCGCCTCAGAGTTCGCCTGCTGCGTCGCCTGCTGAATCTGGTTCATCCCCTGCAGGTACTGCTGCACCTGCGCGCGGATAGTGACGGAAACAACATGATCGGCCAAAACGCGGCTCCCGTCTTCCAGTGTTTACATACCAGCTACTGCCATGTGACTTTCTCCACCGGCCACATGAACCCATGCGGGTTCGCGTTCTCGCCAGCCGCCTTCCGCCACAAATCCTCAGCGTCCTTCGTGGCTTTCTCCGCGAAGTCAACGATCGGGAGACGCACGAAAGCGCCCTCCGGTGTCACCGTCAACTTGCCGGCCGCATACCTGTGCGAACCACGCGGATTTGACGGGTCCGCATCAGGAGACGTTGCCTCATCCATCGGCTGACCATGCGGGCCAAGCATCTGCTCAAAGCCCGTGACACCAAGCACCAATGCCACCTGATCGGGCGTCCACTCCGGTTCACGTTCAACATGAACCGCAGTCACACGCCCAGCATCGTCATACACGGGGGTATGCACTTCCAGGGGCTCCCACCCACGCAAACGCTTCGGGGACACACCAACCTTTACTGCGAGTCGGACTTCATCTCGGAGACGAGGGTTGACGCGCGCAGCGCTTTTCCCAGTTCCACCGCCCGGTTGCTCTCCCCCTCATTGAGCGCATACACCACGTCTGCGATCTGCTGATGGTCGCCACCCGAAAGCAGCTGGAACAGGTCATCCCATTCCTCTTCCGTCAGCTCGCGTTCCTGGCCGTCCTCAATGACGACACCGGACTGCAGAGCCGCAGCACGCGTCACCGCGTGGAAGTTGTACCCAAACACCACCTTGTCCGGCAGCGAATCGGGTCGGGGGCTGTTCACCAGAGTCAGGTCAGTCCAATCCGAACCCAGCATCCGCGTGAACTTCAGGTCGACGAGAGTGCCGGCGTAATCCGCCTTCACCGCCTCGATCTCCTGCAGGATCTCAGCAAGCCGCGATGTCTTCGCCAGACGGTCATCCTGCGGCTTGCCCTTCTCAACCTCACGCTCAGCCTCGAGGTCATACAGACGCCCCGACACATCAGCATCCAGAGACACAGTGACCACCCGAGACGGACGGCCCTTCTCCTTCGCCGCAGCAAGCTTCTCGTTGAAACCCATAAGTCTGTTCCTCACTCGTCCTCACTCAAAGAAGATGACCCGTGCGGGCGGGAGTGAGACCGCCCGCACGGGAGTTATCAGGACCCCGTAGCCGGAGTAACGTCGCGCAGAACCGGAGCCAGCGGACGCAGCGACTGAGTCTTCGTGAACACCGAGTTAGCCGCAGCCTGATCGCGCTGCTTCACACCCGCCTCCACCAGCCACAGGTCGAACTTCGTGGTCGACGTGATATCCGCATCATGAGCAGTCGCCCACCGCACAGCAGCGATGTACGTCTGACCCTTGACCAGCAGCGGGTCAGCAACACTCGTCGTGTCGCCGTACACGTACTGCACAGACAGCGTGTTCGACTCCTTGCCGCCACGAGAGAACGACTGCGTCGCCGTCAGACGGTCATCAGTGATGTCCTCCTGCGACGTCGCCTCAGCCCAACCCGACCCAGCAGTGAGGTCATACGTGACATCGATGAACGCTGCCGAGTTCAGCTGCGTCAGCGTCACATCCTTGAGGCTCTTGCCCGCCGTCAGCACACTCGCCGGAGCGAACATGACCAGCAGGTTGCCTTCAGTACCAACGGACAGCGACTGCTGCCCACCCTTAGTGATAGCCAATTCGGTTTCCCTTCGATTGGAAGATGCGGTCCCGGATCGGCTCCGAAAGACCGGTTACGCCCCGTCCGGGGACAAATGTGGGAGGGCTACTTGCCCTTGTCGTCGTTCTTCGGCTTGTCCGAAACCAGCGGGAACCGGTCGGGGAAACGCTCCTGAATCGACTTGTGGATCTCCATGTGCAGCCCATGCGGGCCGGACACGGTAACGAGGTCACTCATCACTGCCTCCTGGAATGCGAAAACCCCGCCGAAGCGGGGTCAGATTGGATCGGAACGGAAGCTGTACTCAGCTATCTGCGTGAAACCAGGCGGAGCCGTATCATCGTCGAGCTCCATCACGTCGAGAATGTCGCGACGGATCGGCTGACAACGGCGGCCAGCAACAGCTGGCGTCTTACCGCGACCCTTCGGCCGCAACGCCGCATCAACATGCTCGACAACCCAAGCGCACTGCTCAGGGTCAGCACCAACACACATCACCGACCACGACGGCGTAAACGTTGACGCACCACCCGTAAACCGCTCCTGACGGTCCGTGCTCAAACCAGGACGGACAATCACGTACGGGTAGGCGCTCAGATCAGGAGCCAACATAACGAACACATTGCCTACCAAAGCAGGATCGGACTCGAGCAGCCCCACCAACGCGTTCGTATGCGCCCGCGTCATAGGCCAGCCGCCGCAAGACCATCCGCAACAGCCTTCCGGATGCCCGTCTGGAAGTCCTCTTCGTTGTCGACAAGCGCCTTCGGGATGCGGTTCTTACCCGGCGTGTTCCGGGTGCCCTTGTCGACAATGCCGACCACAGCACCCTGCGAACGGCCCAGATCGTTACCGATCTCCGCAGAAATACCGCCCAGCACCTGCCCCGTCGTCCCATGCAAGTCGTACGAGATCGCACCACGCGCATGCGGCAAGCCACGCGAACCGCTGTAATCGTTGCTGATTTGATCCTTGATGTTCCGAGCGGTCACCTCGATCGCAGCACGCAGGAACCGTGCCGTCTCCCGCGGGGCTTCCTCAATCGTGTGCGCAAGCTCGTTCAGACCGTTGTCCGAAGCCATGACGCCTCCTAAGTCAGCAAAGTGATCGGGAACCGCCGAGCAGTCGCATACGACGACGCGAACGGCGCATCCACACGAGCACGACGACCCACCAACGACGCATCAGTCAACGAACCCGTGATCTCCACCACATGGCCCTTCGTCACCGCACCAGACGTCCCCAATGGCAACGACAACGTCGCAGCCTGAGACACCAACAGCTGACCCGACTGCTCAGCATCAGCAGCCTGCACAGCAGACGCCTTGAAACGGCACGCACCCTCATACACAGGCTGGATCACGGTCTCCCGCTTCCCCGTCGCCTCGTTGATCGGGCCAGGGACTTCCTTACCCACACGGCACGTGTCCGTCATGATCGACTCAGCGATCCAACGTCCAGACCGTGCGGCCGACGCAGCGGTCACAGTGCCGCCGTCCCGACCGTGTGGAACGTAGAGGGCTGCTCACCAGCCCTCACGCCTCCGGGGACGATCGTGTACGCGCCCGACGTCGCGCCTGACCCGTCACCGAGCAGTACGAGTTCAGCGTCAGACAGGTACAGCGCCCCAGTGGAACGCGCCTTGTCCAACGTGTACTGGTAGTCGTCGATCGTCTCCGAGTACTTCCCGTCAGGGTTCGCCAGGAGACGCAGCACAGCAGCGCACAGGATCTGCACCACCACAGCCCGGAACGACGGCACCTCCCCCACCTTCGACTCCGCGAACGGCTTCTGCATCAGCAGAATGTTCCACGCGTCATCCAGCAGGACAGCACCAACCGTCCGGTCCGTGTCAGTGAGGGGCCGCAACGACCGCTTCGTCAGGTCATCAACCGTTGCCGGGTTAGCCATCGCAGCCCCTCACCTTCACTTACTTGTCGTCCGACTTCGGAGGACGCCCACGCCGCTTCGGCTCAGGCGACTCTTCAGCAGCAGCCAGAACCCACCCGTTGGCGAGGTAGCTGGCATGCGCTGAACTGTCAGGCACATCCACCGTCACGTCCCCGAAAGGGCTCCGGAACTCAGCCATCAGGCAGACGGCGTCGCGCCGGTCAGGCGGGCGAACTTGTTGACGTCGCGCACGCGGAATCCAACCTCGATCTCAGCCCGCACAGCGAACATGTTCTGCTGGAACAGGTGGATCAGCGTGCCGCCACGGTTGATCGTCGCCTCCGTCGAGATGGAGATGTCGATCGCCTGCACCTGACCCCAAGCAGCCTGCGTCCAGTCGCCAGCGAAGCCGACAGTGGACGGGGTGCCGGGGGTGCCCGCAGTACCCGCCTTGTTGACTGCCTTCGTCTTATAGACGGGGCGACCAAGCAGCGAGCCAACCTGGCCCTCAAGCGCAGCGTTACCGATGAAGATCGGACGACCGAGAGTGTCAACCGAACCAAGAGCGATGAGCTCACCGGTCGGAGACAGCGCCCAACCGGACACGTCGCCACCATTCGCAGCAACCGAACCCATCGCTCCGAGCAGACCCGAGTAGGTGTTCGTGTTGATGGAGACAGCCGGCGCGTTCTTCAGCGTGTCGAAGTCGGACCCCGGAGCGTCGCCGAAGAACACCGTGTTGTCGAACTTCGCCGACAGCACGCCCGGAAGACGATTGACGAGCGCGTTGTACAGCGCCGCCTTGTCACGCTTGAACTGGTTCGAGAACGGCTCAATGACAGCAAGGGTGTAGCCCCGCATGACCTTCGAGTCGACCGTGGGGTCCGATACAGGCTTCAGCTCCGTTTCGCCTGTCCACGCGGCAGTCGGGTCACCAGTGATGATGTCGACCGTCACACCCGCGCCCGGAAGCGGAATGTTCGGGGTCAGCGAGGCGACCGCAGAGGTCTCCTGGAAGCCCTGCCAGATTTCGTTGGAGACCGCCGTGGGCAGGTTAACGCCCGAGGTCCCCCTGTTCGTTGCCTGAGCAACCATGTGATCTCTCCTTAGAGGTCAGGGAAGGCGTCAGCAAACTGCTGAGCCGTAGAGGGTGTCCCCGTTTCCTTCGCACCCTGCGACGGGTCCGGACGAGGGGACGACTTGGCGTCTGCCGGCACGAACTCAAGCAACGAGTCGGCGTCTGCAAGCAGCGCGTCCTCGTCGTCTCCCTGCAGGCGTGCGATGAGCGACTTCGGAAGGCCCTTGTCGATACCCACGTTGAGTCGGGTGATCGTCGCGTCCTTCGCTCCGAGGTCGTTCGTCAACGCGTCACGTTCACCGGTGAGATCCGCGATCTGCGACTCAAAGCCGCCGATACTTGCTTCCAGTTCACGCACACGCCGCTCCGCAGCATCCGCACGAGTGCGTTCCGCTGCGATAGCTCGCTTGCCTGCTTCACCGAGCTCAGGGTCGCCCTGCGTCTCGGTGGTGTTCGTCGTGTCTTCAGACATGGGGTACCTCGAATCGCTCGATGGTGAAACCTGCAGGCATCGCGCAAGCAGGAAGAATGGGGGAAGTCAGCCGAGACGAATGCCCAGCGACCGGTAGAACTCAGTGGCGACCGCGCGGTCCTCCGCAGCGGCCATCAGACGGCGCGGGTCGGACGTCGCCATGTTCACGCGCATGTAGCCGGCGTCCCGCAGCAACGTCTGCCGCAGGGCGACATCGTCGGTGAGACCGATGATGGTCTCCGGCATCAGGCGCGTGTACTTCGTGGACGTGTACCGGGCACCCTTACGGCGCTGCTCAGCAGCGCCCAGGTTCCGGTTCACTTTCCCGAACTCACCACGCCGCGTGTTGCCCTCCGTGGTGACGTACCCGAAGATCGGCGAACCGTCCGCGTTCCGGCCGATCTGCGACTGCAGCATCCGCCGGCCGCTGTTCGCCCGCGTCTCACGGCCGATGCCGTTGCCGTACTGAATGCCAGTAGCGCCACGACGAGCAGTCACCAACTGGGAAATATCAGCGCCCTCACGGATTGCCTGAGCGCCGGCCTTCGTGAACACACGATCCTGCTCAGCCTCTGACAGCGAGTTGAAGTACGACTCCGGACTGTCATGGAACCCAGCCGGCACCTGATCGTCATCCGCCGGGGCGGGAACGCTCGAGCACTTGCACGCCGGATGACGCTTGAACGCCGTCTTAGCCGACCAAACACCAGCCAGGACAGCACACCTGGAACACGCGCCCGGCTGCACCACACGCACGTACTTCGTGTACTTGTGCGCCGTCATCGCAGTCAGATCAGCCGACCGAGACGTGTCATGCAGCGCCGTCTTCATCATCGCCGCCAGGTACATCTGACCGCCGACAAACGCCTGCTGCAGTGTCTTGCCGGAACCGATGAACTGCTTCGTCGTCGTCACCGCACCAAACAGCAGCCCACCAAGCTCACGACCCGAAGCGTCGACACCGGCGAACGACGACGAGTTCACTGACATCGTCGCCCGCGGGTCGCCATACGTCCGAGCCGCCTGGTTCATATACCGATCAGCGTCCGCAGCATTCAAGTTCTGCGCCGCAACTGCAACCGCGGTCACCGCCGGCTCGACCGACTGCCATGACCGGTCCAGGTTCGCCATGTCGATCGCAGCCCAAGCTGCAACCGCACGCGCAACCGCACGATCCGACCGTTTGATAATCCGCCGCTGATGCCGCTGCGCAACCTCAAGCAGATCCGCCACGACGACTCCTACTGGTTATCGAAGAGGTTCTGCGTATTCGTCACCACGCGGCTGGCCTGCTGCGCTGCGAAGTTCTCGTCGTCAGCACGGCGGGTCTTCATCCGAGCGATCGTTTCCGGAGAGCGGCCCAGGTTCTCCTGCGCCGTCTCCCAGTCCGTCAGCCCGGCCTGGTACTCCTTCACGACCGCATCAGTGACCATGCCCTGAGTAGGCGTCCCAGCATCTCGCCACAGCGTCTCCATGCGGCGAGCATCCTGCGACCACTCACCAGTCCGGAAACGAATGACAAGCCGCATCACGGCTTCCCACGAGTTCCCGAACGACAGCTGCTTCCGTTCCGCCTTCTTGATCAGACGGGTCTCACCGGCGCGCTGCCCCTCAGCGGACGGAGCGTTCTGCGTGTTCAGGCCGAAGTACTCGATCGGCAGCGAGGTCACACCAGATGCAAGCCGGGAGTACATCGCGACCATCGTGTCGAAGTTCGACAGGTCCGAAGCGTCAAGCTGCTGGACCTTCACGTCCTTGTTCTCGTGCGCCCACACGGAACCGAAGTACGCCTGCCAGACCGGAAGCGGATGCCCGTCCTGCCCCACGAAGTCACCCTTGGACATGCCAAGAACCTGCTTCTGCGGAACAGCGACCGTCTCCTGCGCCAACTGCGCGTTCGTCAGCGCACGAGACGCCGAATCAGCGATCGGGATGACATCTTCCATCTCCGACACGCCCTCAAGCGACGAACCAGTCACACGTGTCGCACGGTTCCTGTTCACGAACGGCACCACCGGGACAGTGCCCAGATTGTGGACGTCCGGGTCGAACTCGTTCACCCAGTCACCGTCTCGGTACAGCAGCCAGTACGTGACGTTCGGGAAGTACAGCGTCGCCCGAGTGTCCTTGCCACCCTCAGGACTGTACGACCGCAGAGCAGCCGTCACCCGATGCGTCCGAGGATCACGAACCGCGACCATCTCTTCCGGCGACTCAACCGTCACAATCGGGTACTCAGGGTCCTCAGCGTTCGACCCCACGCACACGTACGACCGCTTCAAGGCCAGCGCGTCCACATGCGCAAAACCCGACCGCTCATCGAGGTTGTTGTACTGGTAGACATCCCACAGAGCAGCATCCGCAGACTGCGCACCCGGCATCCGGAACCCAGTGACATCCAGCCGCTGCTCAATCGCATCAACCGTCACCCGCGGCCAGTTCACAACAACCGTGAACCGCTTCAGTTCCTCCGGGATCGCCAACCCCAGCTGCTCAAGCTGATGCAGCCCCTCGTAATAGTCGTTGTACAGCCGCGTCTCAGTGCGCGTCGTCTCAATCAGACGCAGCAACCGGTCGAAGGTGTCCTGCTCATCCTTGGAAAGCGCCAAGACCGCCTCCAATCATCAGAACACAAACATGCGACTATCATTCGGCTTCTCAGAACCCGTAGAGCGAGCAAACGCATACGTCGCCAACGTCGCCGCGACAAGCGGGGTGATATCAGTCGTGTCACGACGATGCCAACCCCACGCACCAGAATCACCAAGAGGACGTTTACGTGCAGCCTCGAGAGCCGCCGTGAGCCCCGACTGGTCCTTATGCCGCAGCTGGTCGTTATCGACCATCGACTTGAACCCCTGGCATGCCTGCCCATACTGAGCCATCGACACCACGTCGATCTCAACGTTGCGCTCCGCAAACCACGGCAGCAACGCGCCAGCAGGACCAATAGCATCCAACGTCACCGAAACAGGCGACCACTTCTGCACAAGCTCTTCGACCCGGTCCACAATCCAACCAGTGCCACGCTCACGCTGCACAACTTCCGTGTGGATCTTCCCGTCAGCGCGGCGACCCGCAATAGCGATCGACGCGAACGACGAATCCGGGTTCACATCCAGGGCAAACGCCACCGGGTCAAGCGGCGACGACAACTTGTCGCCACACTCAGCCCACGTGAACATGTCGACAACTGCGGAGCCCTTAACCTCGTCCAGGATGCCCATACGCTCACGCGCGAACGCAACCTCGGACATGCCGGCGCGTTCCTTCTCCATGTACTCAAGCGATGGAACACCACGAGCAGACATGGACCCGGGATTCGCACGAACCCGCTCTGCCTCATCATCAAGGTCAGCTTTCGGATCGGCAGAGAACTCGTTGTAGCAAAGGTGCTTATCCTTCGCCGGCACATCATCGCCCGGATGTTCCGGCTCCTGACGGCCACGACGCATCACACGCCGCAGAACAAGCCCGTACTGGTCACTGCGCGGCGCTGACGACGCGTAAATGACACTCGGGTTAGGTCGAGCCGACAGAGCAGGCAACGACGCCGCCACAGTTTCTTCCGGAAGGTTGTACGCCTCGTCGTAACCGAGGCGGTCGCAGCTGAAACCACGGCCAGAACCGTTCGTCCGAGCCAAGAAACGCTGACGTGCACCGTTCAGAAGCTCGATGCCCTCTTCCCCATGCGCAGTCGCAACCCGCTTGACCTTCTTACGCAGCCAATCAGTGTTCTCCACCCAGAACAGCAGCCGCCGAAACGCTTCCTGCGCAGTCTTCATCTCATGCGCCGTGTGGATCGCGAGGAAATCGCGCTGCGAAGACGAGAACAGGAACAGATCAGCCAGCTGGACGATCTCGAAGACCGTCCCCTTCCCGTTCTGACGGGGAACGATCAGCGCCGACTCAAAGGACGCCCACTTGCCCTGCTCATCCTCGCCAAGAATGTCACTGACAACAGCAGCCTGCCAGTCATCAGCAACGAGCCCCACAGACTCGGCAAGTTCCAACGCCTCGACCCCAGACGTAAACGAATACTCCGGTACAGACCTAACTCGCGGCGCTACGACGTGCGGCACGCTTAGCGGCGAGATCGTCACTGACATCGCCCTTCTGCTCCGTGGCAGCAACGCCAAGCTCATCCATCAACGCCCGCAACTCACGCGACATCGACGCGTTCGCCTTCTCATCAAGCTCAGCAGCCATGCCCTCAGCAAGATCCCGTTGCCACTGCATCCCAGGCTCGCCGCTCAGGGCATCACGCACAGAATCAAGCAGTGACATTTCAATTCCAAGGGTCGGATGTTTGATGGGGAGAGAAGAGCGCCC